GGGTGGGACATACCGAATAAATATAAAAGGTAAATATGAAGCAACATCTATGGAAAGATGAAGCACTTTGCTTGAATTCTGATACAAATTTATTTTTTGATATATACGAAGAAAAGTTAGACACTAGAGAATTTGTTGACTCTCTTTGTCGCACCTGTCCAGTAGCTAAAAAATGTTTTGCAGTAGGGGTTTCTGGAAAAGAATGGGGCATTTGGGGCGGTATATATTTAGAAGGTGGAGAGATATCTAAAGAATTTAACAGTCATAAGACTAAGAAGGACTGGTCTTATACCTGGCAAGCACTAACAATGGAATCATAGTGTATACAGATGCTATGCGTAGGGCATTTCATTCTATCTCTGCCCCCAAAAATTTTGGTGTAACCCTTATTGACAATGACTCATTCATTACGATAAAATTAGATGAAAGGTCATTCACACGAATGACTCATGACGAAAAACTCAGTGCAGTAAAATATGTTGCAATGGTTAAAAAAGCTTTAGAAATGGAAGGTGCAATAGTGTTAGTTACGAGAGAGCCGCTACGTTAATGCAAACATTTTTACCACAAAAAGATTTTAGTATATCGGCTTTTATGCTAGACAATAAAAGACTTAACAAACAGATACTAGAAGGATATCAGATACTCAATGTCTTATCTGGTAAATCAAAGACTGGTGGTTGGCGTAATCATCCTGCTGTTCTTATGTGGCGTGGCTATGAGCGTGGTTTATGGGACTACATACAGGCAATGATTTTAGAGGCTAAAAAACGTGGTATCAAAACAGAAAATAATGAAGCAAATCTTAACAATCTCAAAAATCAATGCTGGAATAATTGGGGTAGTCAACCACCATCATTCTGGCATGATGAAAATAAACTTATAAAAGTTATAACTACTCATAGAGCTAATTTATTTAAGAAAGATCCGACATACTACATACATTTTCAATATGCTGTAAATAGTATTAATAACGTACCATGTTGTCCTGATCGTAAAGAACCTTGTAAGTACTATTGGCCTACACATAACCAATGAGCATTTTTATATCAATAGCAAGTTACAGAGATCCTGAGTTAAATAGAACTATAAAGTCTGCTATTGAAAATGCTGCACATCCAGAAGATTTATTTTTTGGAGTTGTATTACAAGAAATAGAAAGGTTTGAGCCAGATTTATCTTGGGTTCCAAATCTATCATTAATTAAAATTCATCCCAAGTTTGCAAGAGGCGCTGGTTTTGCTAGGGCACATGCTATGACTTTATATAAAAATGAAGACTATTTCTTACAAATAGATTCTCATACAATGTTTGAAAAGAATTGGGATGTACTTTGTATAGATCAATTAAATAAAGCAAAAAGTATTTCTAATAATAATAAAATAATTATCTCTGCTTTTCCACCCCCGTTTCGTGTTGAAAATAATAATAATGCATATATTGTAAAAAACTCTAAAACACAACCTCCATATCCAACTAAACAAATACCAAAACTAACAAAGAAAAGTCAGTGGACCGCAGATCGTGTAGAGTTTTCCGATAAACAAAAAAAACTTCCAGAACTATCCACAACCATATTAGCTGGATTTGTTTTTACAGATGGCAATATAGTAAATGAAATTCCATATGATCCAGAAATTAGTTTTTTTGGTGAAGAAATTTGTTTTGCTGTGAGAGCATGGACAAGAGGATGGGATATTTATTCTCCTTCAGTAAATATTTTATATCATTTTTATTCTCGTGAAGGCTATAGTAAAATATGGAAAGATAGAAATATAAGAAAAGTTTCTTGGAAAGAACTTGAAGATATATCAAAAGACAAACAAAAGCGTGTTTTATGCGGTATAGAAGAAGGAATCTTTGGATTAGGTACATATAGACATATTAACCTATATCAAAAAATGACTGGCATAAACTTTAAAAAAATGTATGGTTTGACAGAATAGTATAAAAGGGGTACAATTAGAATATGGAGATAGCTTTAATTGCATTAAGCATACTTTCTGTATCACTTTTAATTGGATTAATTTCTGCTACCCTAAAATTAAAAAATATGTCGGATAGTTTTGCAAGTTTGTTTGTAGCATATAGTGCAATAAATCAAATGGCTGAATCATCAAATGGTTTGTCAAAAGAAGACGATGATGTTCATAAAGAAAATTTTATTAAATTTTTGTCAGATTCAAGAGAATGGGCTTTTGGATATATTGAAGAAGTACAGCTAGGATTAAAAAAGTTTATAAGTGAAGTAGAACCACAACTTCAATATTATAATCAGTATGGTATAGTAATTGAGGGCATGGTTCCACCACATGATTTTGCTTTAAAAAAGATATCAAAGGAATTTCAAGATTTAAAAAAATTACTTCCAGAGGAAACAGATGATAGACGCTAGGGGTATCCCTACATGCATATGTCCAAATTGTGGAGATAATTTATTTAGAGCCTTAATATCATTTGATCCAGAAACTTATACAGTTGGTATGTACCACTTAGATATTCAATGTCACAACTGTGGCACTCTTGCTACCGCACCAACTCCACTAGATAATCCTGAAACAAATCCAGAAGATAAAAATAAAGGAGAAAAGTTTTGAAAGAAATCATATTGTCAATATTAACAGGTTTTGGATGTGGCGTAGTATTCGCAGCATTCAAATTGCCAGTTCCAGCACCACCAGTTTTTGCAGGAGTTGCAGGAATAATTGGTCTTTGGGCTGGCTATGCTATACTAATTAAAGTTCTATCCTAGGAGGAATAATGGAACTAAGTAAAAAGAATAAGGCAATGCTTGCATCATATGCTCGTTCAGTAGTAGGTGCAGCATCAACACTTTATATCGCTGGAGTAACAGATCCAAAGGATCTATGGGCAGCACTTGTCGGTGCGCTAATCCCAGTAGCAGCACGTTATGTAAATCCAAACGATGCAGCTTTTGGTCGTATGCCAAAGGTATCTGAAGTAGAAGCAGCTCTTAAGGTTGCAAAGCCAAGAAAAAAGAAGTCTGAGTAAATAGCTCGGAAGAGATAGGGCAGGTTTAGAAATAAATTTGCCCTATTTTAATATATCTAAATATCTATCTTTAAGATTATTTGTAGAAAAATTATTCATCCCTATTTCAAAAGCATGATTTTTATATTGTAATTTATGTCTTTGATTTATAAAACTATCAACCATTTTTCCAAGATGTTTTGGATCTGCAGAATATACATCCAACAGCATTCTTGTTTTTAATGTACCAGTTTTTTGAGAATTTACCAGCCATTCTTTTGGAAGTATTGTATTATTTGGTGATACGTTAGTCATAAAAACTGGTAGACCACTCATCAATGCCTCATTCATTGGTAAGCATAGCCCAGCGTATCTACGTGGCAAGATCATTAAATCAAATCCCCTGTAAAGATTTTCTCTTACTGGATCATCATTATGATCTATTTTTACTCTAGAATCTTTAAAATTAATATTTAATGGAGTTTGGGTTTTTATAATAAGTTCATAATCTGTTTTTGAATATTTTAACATATCAATAACTGAGTAAGTTCCATTTCTATCTTCAGATGCTGCCTTACCACCAACATGTAAAATTCTAAGATGATCTTTAGACATATTTATTTTTCTAACTTCTTCAAATTTTAAATGGTCAATTGGAGGGGGTATATGAATAACTTTAGCCTTATCTCCAAATAGCTCTTGCATATGATCAAAATACCAAAGGGTAGGCCCAATTAAAACATCTGGAATAGGAATTCTAGGATTAACGACCATATCTAAAAATTCGTAGTTATATTGCAAAACAGTCTTTACATTTCTTTTTCTAGCAATTTCTACAAAATTATTATTATAAAATGTTTCACATGTAATTACTACATCTAGTCCCTTTAAAAAGTAGTTTATGTCTTCAGTTCTTGGAAAACCTCTAATCGGAGATACTTGATACCCCTGATACCATTCTGGATGCTGTTTGTTTTTATTAAAAGGCTGAGAGTTAATTAGCATAACTTTGGATGGGTTTAACATATAGGTCAGCTCTCTAGTCTGATTTCCTAAACCAGTATTATCTGATCTAGCAATAATGCCTATATTCACTCTTTATATCCCCAAACATCATCGTCAACGGTAAACTTTCTTGTACCTTCACGACCGTCTAAATGATAAGATCTTTTTATATTTCCTTCTGGATGATATATCCATAACTTATGCTTACTCCATAAATCATCTTGAACTTTTCCATGAAATCTATCTTCAATAAATGTTTTTTCATCAGAGAATGGTAGAACTGTTTCTCTATAATATCTAGTTAAACTAAGATGAGGTCTTTGGCTCCATTGGTTTGTTTTCATAAAACCATTATCTATACCAAACATTAAATGATTATGTTCTACAGGAATAGATGCTTCAAAGTGGAATCTAATAGTATAAGCTTTTTCATATTCTATCATGTCAAGACACTTTTGCCAATCAATTGGCTGATCTGACGTAAGAGGAGCATCGCCTTCTACATATAACAAAGCCGATGTATTAACCATATCAATAGTTCTTTTCATCATTGTCGTCTGATGGCAGTGCTCATCAAATATTACAGGTAAAACATTTTTCCATTCGTGTAAACATTTCCACAGAACACGATTTTTAAATTCATCGTAATCTTTTTTACGATTAAGCCTTTCATCTCTAAGTCCATCAATTTGCAATATAATTTCATTTTCTGGTAAATGTGCACGAATAGAAGAAAGAGTTTCATCAAGAACGCGGGTATCTGGATGGCTTGGCAATATGGAAGTAACAAGTATAGCCGTAATATCATTCTTGTTCATAAAGTTGCCTCATAACCTTAAAACCAAAATCTCTTTTATATTTTAACCACCAACAAACTACTTGATGCATATTATTAGGATAGTTATAAATAAGATCTGGTAACAGTTTATTTAATTCATTCCAATTATCTACTATCGGAAAAGGTAGATCTTTAAGATAAATATAGTTGAAATAACTATCAACTTCTCCTTGAGAGTTTCTTCCATCTCCAACAGGCATACATAACATTTCTATAGCCTCAAAAAATCTAAAAGAATCAACTACTACAGCACCCGCTGGCGCAGGGGCTATCTTTGCCTTTGATAGCGTCTTATAGTATTCTTTTGGTGTATCACCCTGTGCAAAGCCTTTTGTGGGCTTATAAAGGGCATTTGGAAGGGTTTGCATGACCTCTCCTAGTTGCTTTCTACGTTGATGTGTAACCTGTCCACCAAAATAAACATCATATTCCTTAATAGGATAATTAGGCAAGTTTTCTTTTAAATGCTGAGGAACACCAACAAAAAATTTATTGTATTTATCATGTTTTTTATGAGGGTATTGAATCCATATTGATATATTAGGATGAACTATTTCATCTACATTAAACCTCGCAGACTCATCCCCAGTAATAAATAGTACAACTCTTTTAGAATTTTGAAGGTTTTTAGATATTAGTTTTTCTTTGCCAGCATTTCCTTGTCCAGGAATAACGACAAAGCATCTTTCCTCTTCTGGAATTGAATCAACAGTAAGTTGTTCTATGCCATTTCTTTCAAAAGTTGATCTAAGAAGTTCATAGTCCCATTTTCCATCTGCAGAATCAAGTGGATTTATAGAGTATAGGTATGCCTTAATCAATTAGCCACTCTCCAAAGTTTTTCTTCTACAATTAATTTTTCAGTTAAATTACCATCAATCTGAGAATTATATGCTTGCACTGCTTTTATTTTTTCTTTTGTAAAATTAATATTTATGTTATACATTTTATGTTGTTTATTAAATTTATTAAAACGAATAGCAAATAGTTCGGGATATAAAACTCTATAAGGTAATTCTGCATAAACAAAGTATGTTTTGTTAAACTCTTTCATTAAGTTAAAAATAGTATCTGATAAAAATATATGATCTGGATGATGAATTCCAAGAGGAATATAGATATTTGAATAATCTTTTATGGTTTCTTTTATCCATTTAATTAAAGATTCTTCATTTTGTTTTCCATAAACATCATCAAGCAAATCGTTATTTATTATCTTTGCACCAACTAGATTACAAGCAAATTCATGTTCTTTCCTTAGAATGGTATGTTTTTTATATCCAACCTCGTCATCTGGAATTCCAGCAAATGCAGAAGCAATTGTAAAGTTATTACCATTTATAATGTAATCACCTAAAGAAAATATTGCATCATCTGTATGTGGACAAAAGATCAGGTTACTCATAAAATAAATGAACCTCATGCTGATAGTCAATAAGAGTTTCTTTATACCCAATACCCTTAATAAATTGTCTTAAATCATGTAGATATTCTTTCCAGTACATCATCATGAACTCTGGGTGTCCAGAAAGCCAAATCTTTGGTCTAAACTCTCTCATGACTTTTTCTGCCCCACCAAGTACACGCCACTCGCTTCCTTCAACATCAAGCGAAATTGCTGTTGGTGGCTTCATTCCTTTTTCATAAACCAGAGTATCAATTTTTGTTTGTCCATACTTATCTGCTTCATACTGCAACTCTTTAAATCCATGTGCTGCTTCAATTGGAGAGTTGGCTTCTGGTGGAAACTCACTATAATAAATACGTGCAAGTTTGTTGTCTTTATCTGATGCAAATCCAGGAATACATGCTAATGGCATTTCTAAATTATTAGCACTCCAAAGTAATGGAAAGTGTGACCAGACTTTTGGATTAGGCTCAAACAATACAACTTCAGCACCCCACATTTGGCATAGCGCTGGCATTTCTCCTTCTTCAGCACCCACATAGTAAACAACGTCACCTTTACCAATGTTCTCATGCATTGATTTAAGCCTTAGTTTTTCCCAACCGTGAGGTTGATACCATTCAGGTCTGTCTGCACGGTGCTTTGGTAAAATAATTTCAAACTCGCCGTTAACCATTGCTTTAATCATTTCTGTCATTTTATCAACCATTCTGTTAGTGGGACTTTAGGCATCCATCCAGTTAATTCTTTAAATTTTGCATTTGATGCAAGAGTTTCTTGAACCTCTCCAACTCTTGGCGGTATAAACTTAACATCATTTGAAATCATATTAGCAATTTCAAGTATAGAATAGTTACTTCCATAACCAATGTTGTATACCTCACCAAAACCATCTTTTATTTCAGAGGCAAGAATGTTTGCTTTAACTACGTCTGATATATGCGTAAAGTCTCTGCGCTGAGATCCATCACCAACTACTGTCAGTGGCTTACCTTCTTCATGTTGCTTTAAAAATAAACCTATAACTGGTGCATATTGACCTTTTAATGGCTGTCTATCTCCATAAACATTAAAGTATCTAAGGGATACGGTCTCTAGTCCATAAAGATTATAGTAGACTCTTGCAAGGTTTTCACCAAAAACTTTAGCAGTAGAGTATGGTGTTAGCGGGTCAGAAGGCTGTGTCTCTATGTTTGGAAGAATTGCCTTCTTGCCATATGCAGATGATGTGCTTGAATAAATAAATCTTTTTACTTTATTAATTCTAGATAACTCAATAACATTTGCAGTTCCTACAGCGTTTGACTCAATAGACTTTCTTGGATTTAATATTGCTGGTTGTATTCTGGCATCAGATGCGATGTGAAATACATAATCAATACCGTTAAATAAATGTGCAATCTTATCGTAATCACAAATATCATACTTGTAGTTGCTTGCTTTTGGGTTCCAGTAGAATTGTTCATGACACTCTGCTGACTCATTGTCTATACAGATAACCTTGTGACCAAGTTCTATCAGTTTATCAACAAGGTTTGACCCAATAAATCCAGCACCACCTGTTACTAAACAATTCATTTTATTCCAAGTTCTTCTAGAATTGCTGACCATCTATTGATGTATGTATGCTCGGTTTTTGTTCTTTTATGGCCAGCCATACGTATCTTTTCACGCTCAACATCATCTTCTAAATACTTATCTATCTTGCTTGATAGATCTTCTAGATTGCCGTGCTCATAAAACACAATCTCTTTGTTATCTTCAAAGTATTCTTCAAGACCCTGAATGCGAGGGTAGATAGTAAAGCCACCACGACCAGTACTCTCAAACAATCTATCGCTTGTATAGTAAGGATAGTTAAATCCAATGTTAAGACTATCACCAATAGCAATCTTGCTTCTTGCATAAATTTTATTTAATGCTTCTCCACGTATTGTTCCAGTGTCGCCATCTCCACCTACATGTAAGAATCTTTTTCCATACTTACTTCTTAAATACTCAATTAGTTGTGGTCTATATGGATACTCATGATGATATCTCTTGCTACCAACAAAAATAATGTCGTGATCAAAGTATCTTGGGTTATAGTCCTTGTGTATGTAGCACTCTTTATCGTATACCCCAGCAGGAATAAAATGCCCTTTGACCTCTGTATTTTCATTAAACCAATCTGCCATTAATTTATCTACTGTAAAGAAATGTCCAATTGTTTTATAAAAGTTATCTTTGCTTAAATCTTTTTGTCTGTCTAGTCCAAACCATAGATCAAGGTGGTATGTCATGGTTGGCACTTCAGCCCTCTTTAATCTGGCTAATACTGAGTCCATCGTAATCTTGCCAGTAGTTTTCCAGCCATGTGTGTGTACCCATATGAAGAGGTCGCTGTTTAATGCATGATGCAAGATTACTTCTGTTCTTGCTACACGCTCTTGCAATTTTTCAACGGTATGCCCAAGAGCCTCTAAAGACTTAGCATGATGATTTTCACTACTATAATCAACACCAAAGTTTCCTAAGAAAACAATTTTAGCCATATTACCCCTTTATTCAATTATAGCATCTGTGGAACATGTAGGACTTGAACCTACGACGACCCGATTATGAGTCGGGGGCTCTAACCAACTGAGCTAATGTTCCTAAGCATTTAACCTTCTAAATATTTAATTTAATAGGTCTAGTTATTTCGTTTGCTATCATTTTTTATTGATTAATTTTCTAACAGCATCTATTCTAGAATAAGCATCCCCGCCACCATCAAGTATGTCAGTTATTTCTTTAAATGCCTTTTTCCTAGCCTTTTGACAGCCAGTGCATGGGCATACCCAATCACCCCTCTGAGGTGTTTGATTCGGATCCGCCACGTCCAGGCTTTCTTATAAAATCTGTTTCAATTCCATTCCAATATACTTTATAATAATTATTATCAAATGAAAATGTTTTCATATGTTGAACAGTTGCCCCAGTATGAGCATACAATTGAATACCAGCCTGTTTTAATTTACGGCAAAAAGAAACATCTTCACTAACAAATTTATCTTTGGCTTGCTGATTTTCTCCAAATACAGAAAATTCTCCAGCAATTGCACGTACTGGTTCAATAATTGATCTATGCATAAGCATTAATCCAAAACCTGCAACATCAACTGGGATGACTTTATCTTCAGGAAGTGGGTGTATAAGTTTTGTTCTATACATATCTCCAGTCTCCATATAAATTGCTGGCACTGGCTCCATTAAACTTTGTTCTGTTTGATTAGATACAAAATATACTCCAGTTACTACTGGTTTTGTTTTTTTATCTGCAACTTCCCAAAGCTTTTTTAAAACTGATGGAGTAACTACAATATCACTATCTACCCAAAGCAACCACTCACTATCAGAACTATCAGCCCAAAAGTCCCATAGGGATTGTCTTTGACGTGCAATTTGATTTCCTGTTACACGTATTGTATTTACAATATTAATGTTTTCTTTTGGTGATTCAATGATAACATTTGTAACACCGCTCATGAATCTTCCTTCTACAGTGCCACCATCACACCAACCAATAGTTATTCTTTCTTTAACGCTATGTGTCATTATTTATGCTCTGCTTTCTTATGACGATTAATTGTGTCGTGAGCAAAAATCCCCCAACGCACTTCAATTTCTTTATTGCATGTGTTACAAATTACAACTCTACCCTTATCCACATTTCTATTATATACCCTACCCCAGTTTTTGTCAAATTACCCCACTTGATTTATAGTAGCAATAACAGATGGAATTGCTGGTCCACCCATAGCGCCAGTATTATTTTCTA